CTATATTACTCTATTATAGTATCCATATAACTCACAAATTTTGACCATAAAATCTTCGGTCACACCGAAGAACTCGGCAAGTTCCCATATTTCAAGGATACCATTTTCAAATGCCTCTATCAGCTCGTCCTCTGTGACGAGCTTTTTTATTGCCCATTTGTCCGCACGAAACTCCATTCGAGAACGAAGCTCCAGCGTTCTTTCGTTATAAAATGCACCTGTTTCACAATGTCCCAGCTCGTGAGCCATTATGACAGTTTCTTCTGCTCTCGTGGCGATTTTCTTAGGGTCTACCACAATCGCACATTGCCCTCTATCGCTAATGGATATGGACTTCTGCTCATTTCTTAATTTTCCGTCGATAACTATAATGTCCCTGTCCTCCGCAAAGCTGCGTAGTTCAGCACTATCCATATGTACCGCCTCTATTCTTTGTTCTTTTTATCCTCTCTCATCTGACGTGCTATCTGAGCGTAATGTTTTACATCTGCCAACACATCATCATCAACGTCTGATGTTCCCCATAGGGCGAACTTGATGTTATCATCCATATCCGAACTCTGTGGCTCGGCATCATTGCCTGTCATGAGATAGTCTGTTGAAACGTCAAAAAGTTTCGCTATCTTTGAAATCGCCTCAGAGGAAAGAGTTTTACTTCTACCTTGTTTCAAGTCTGTGATAGATCCTCTACTTACCATTGCTTCTTTACACATTGCCGTTATTGAAATTTTATGTTCCTTGCACAGATTTTCAATTCTTATGTACAATTCTGACATAGTTACACCTCAATTTTTGTGCAACCGTACAATCTTACGATATTCCGTAATAAAATTTAATTTAACTATTGACATTTACGGAGAAACGTAATATAATACAAACATAGACAGTACGGAAGAACGTAATAATTTATCTCACAAATACATTGTATTACATTTTTCCGTAAAAGTCAATACTCTAATCAGTTATATTTTTAAATATTGTGCAAAGGTGGTGTTAATTATTAGTGAACGTAAAAGACCACTGACAGAGTACGGCGTGGAAGTCAAGGTACGTCTTGTTAAGCTCAACAAGACACAGAAGTGGCTCATTGAGGAAGTCAAGAAGCTTCTTCCTGAAACTTATCTCGACACATCTAATCTGTATAAGATAATGACAGGTGAGATAAAGTCTACCAAGATAGAAACGGCTATCAATGAAGTCCTTGACATTAATTATACTCAGAACGCTGAAAATGTCAACAGCTAACAGTCCGATTGAACGGACAGAAAATGAGGTGTGAGAAAGTGGAACAGAAAATTACTGCTATTCCAAGAGGGTGTGACAGTGCTAGGGTTGAGCAGGTGATCGTAACAAGAGCCTTGAAAGGTGCAGGAACAGAAGATGACCCCTGTAGAGAGGTCATTCAGTATTGGACTCTTGACGGAGAGCTGATTGTAACAAGATCACAATATGAGGAGGGCAAACGTTGAATTTGAAAAAGATAGCGTACTATCTCGGTATTGCGTTGTGCCTAGCGAGTCCGCTTGCGTTTGGCATATGTGCGATAGTAGGGCTTGACAACACAGTTCCGTTGTCGCTTATGATAACTAGCAATGCTTGCAGGATATGTTCGCTGGAAACAGAAATGACAGAAAACACAAAGAGGAGGTACAAAGCAATGAAACTGTACAAAGTAACAACAGTAGACCAGTATCATTATAAAAGGGTGTTCACAATAGCAGCAAAGAGTCAGTACGAGGCTTTGACAAAGGCAAGTGTTATTATGCCCAATGAGAATGTCTCGACAATCGAGGAGGTGGACTAAATGCTCAGAGTAATATCATCGGTAGAAGCGGTGGAACGGCTGAAAGCCGCAGGCTTCAACACAAATGTGAACAGGCTGAACGCAGGGCTCAGACAGGGCGTGTATCCTTTTGGGTGTGCCATTAAGCTTAACGAGTATGTGTATGAGATATACTCAACGCTGCTTGACAAGTGGATAGCAGAGAGATCAGAAAGGACGTGAGAAAATGATAGCCGTACTAGAGATAATCAGATGTGCCGCAGCGGTAGCGCTCTTGGTGGTGCTTACAATGTATGTAGCGTACAGGTGGTATGTAAGTGTAAAAGAAACTGCCTACGAGGAAGCAGAGGAGAGCATAAAGCGTGCAGTGAGAGAAGCAGGCAGGCCTGTGGTCAAGGTCGAAGTTGAAATGAAAGGAAAGTGGTAATGAACATTGTAGGAATACTGCTGATAACAATAGCCGTGCTTGCAGGCATAGATGTAGTGATGTATCTTGTGCTGAGAGTGGTGGATAGGCACTGGGAGAAAGGTTTTGAGAAAGAGGAGGACGAAGACGATGAAAGTTCTGATAGCCTGTGAGGAATCTCAAGAGGTCTGCAAAGCGTTCCGTGCGAAAGGACACGAAGCATATAGCTGCGATATTCAGATGTGTTCAGGCGGTCACCCTGAATGGCATATATGCAATGATGTTTTGGATATTATCAATGGTAATACCGATTTTTTCACCTGTGACGGCAAGCAGTATATGAGCGTACAGCCGATAAGGGAGGATAAAGATGATAACGAAAGAGGAGTTTGAAAAGGCGGTGGAGTACTGTACAGGATTTACTGCTAGTTGCGAAAATTGTTCGCTAAGCGAAAAAGATTTTAAGTGTGGTGTGTATTTGGCAGAGTACCTAAAAGAAACCGAGCCTGCACCTGCGGCAACAGGCACAAGCTCGGAGGTATCTGCAAAAGAAGATACCGATAACATACAATTTAATGGTAGCACAAAAGAACAGATTTGTCAAGCATACAAAACTGCTGATGAAGCTTGTACAGATATACTCGATATCTACGAAGGAATGCCGGCATGTGAGCGTAGAGCTTTTGATATCGGAGAAGTGTACGGAAAGATATGCAGCACAAGGGATAAGCTTGAAAATATGAGAGGAGAGAACTAAAATGTCAGTAAAAATAAACTCACTTGAATTTGAGAACGTAAAGAAGATAAAAGCCGTACAGCTTGAACCTGCAAAGAATGGACTTACTGTTATCGGCGGTAAGAACAGGCAGGGCAAGACCTCTGTCCTTGACGCTATCGCTTGGGCACTTGGGGGAGATAAGTACAAGCCGTCCTCTCCTCAGCGTGAGGGGTCTGTTGTCGAACCGCATTTGAAGATAACTCTCGACAATGGTATCGTGGTGGAGCGTTCGGGTAAGAACAGCTCCCTCAAAGTCACCGACAGCACAGGTAAGAAAGGCGGTCAGCAGCTTTTGAACAGCTTCGTTGAGCAGTTCGCCCTTGACCTGCCTAAGTTCATCAACCAGTCAAGCAAGGAAAAAGCAGCAACTTTGCTGAAAATAATAGGCGTGGGCGATACGCTCTATCAGTTGGAACATAAGGAACATTCCCTCTACGATCAGCGTACCGCTATCGGCAGGATAGCAGACCAGAAGTCTAAGTTCGCAAAGGAAATGCCTGTGTACGCAAACGTTCCTTCCGAGCCTGTTTCAGCTTCGGAGCTTATCAGACAGCAGCAGGATATACTTGCTCGCAACGGCGAAAATCAGCGTAAGCGTGATCAGAAAGAATACTACGAAAAGCAGTTGGAGATTGCTAAGTCCGCCTATGAACGTGCAAAAGCAAGCTATGAAGCGGCAGCAAACAACTTCAAGCTTGCAAGCCTTGACGCACAAGACCTTGTGGACGAAAGCACAGCGGAGCTTGAAAAGAACATCTCAGATATCGAGGAACTGAACAAGAAGATAAGAGCAAACCTCGACAGGGAGAAAGCTGAGATAGACGCTGAGGACTACCGTTCACAGTATACATATCTCACTGAGCAGATAGAGGACGTAAGGCAGGCTAAAACTGACCTGCTGGGCAGTGCCGATCTGCCCCTTGAGGGTCTTTCCGTTGAGGACGGAGAGCTGCTGTATAACGGGCATAAGTGGGACAGTATAAGCGGAGCAGAACAGCTTATCGTCGCTACCTCTATCGTAAGAAAACTCAATCCTGACTGCGGTTTTGTCCTGCTGGACAAGCTTGAACAAATGGATACCGACACCCTTGATGACTTCGGCAAGTGGCTTGAAGCACAGGGCTTGCAGGCGATAGCCACAAGAGTTTCTACAGGTGACGAATGCAGTATCATTATCGAGGACGGCAGGTCAATGGACAATGATAAGGAAGAAAACACAGAAACGAAAACTTGGAAAGCAGGTGCATTTTAATGTATGAAATAACATCAGGAGTTGTAAGCTCCGCACAGAAAGTCGTGATATATGGTCCTGAGGGCATAGGCAAATCCACCTTTGCGGCTCAGTTCCCCGACCCTGTATTTATTGATACAGAGGGCAGCACAAAGAAGCTGAACATCAGACGTTTTCCTAAGCCAACAAGCTGGGAAATGCTCAAAAATGAGGTGAAGGAAGCTATGAACGGCAGGCTCTGTAAGACCCTTGTCATTGATACATTTGATTGGGCTGAACAGCTTTGCATTGAAACGATCTGCTCGGCACATCAGAAGAAAGGCATTGAAGATTTCGGCTACGGCAATGGCTATGTTTACGAAAAAGAGGAGATAGGCAAGTTTCTTAATCTCTTGCAGGAGGTAGTTGACAGCGGTATCAACGTTGTGCTTACTGCTCACGCTCAGATGAGAAAGTTTGAACAGCCTGACGAGCTGGGCGCTTATGACCGTTGGGAACTGAAGCTCGGCAAGAAAACTTCTTCTCAGATATCGCCTCTTGTGAAAGAATGGGCAGATATGGTGCTGTTTGCAAACTACAAAACATATGCAGTAGCTGTGGATAAGGACGGCAAGAAGTTCAAGGCTCAGGGTGGTGACCGTGTTATGTACACCACACATCACCCTTGCTGGGACGCTAAAAATCGTGACGGACTTCCGTCTGAAATGCCTTTTGAGTATAGTGGTATAGCTCACCTGTTTGCGTATACACAGCCTGCTGAAATGCCTAAGCCTGTGCCGATGCCAAGACGTGTGCAGGAGCAGCTTGCACAGCCGAAAGCAGCACCGCAGCCACCTCATAAGACATCAAACGCAGTGACATTGCAGCAGGCTCAGCCGGCAGCTGCACCAAAGGCAGAAGAACCCCTTACAGATCTCAGCGGCTTTGAGGACGTTGCACCACCACCTATCGTTATCCCTGAGGGCATACCGAAAGCACTTGCGGACCTTATGAGAGCCAACAACGTAAGCGAATCGGATATACGTCTTGTGGTATCTCAGAGAAACTATTTTCCTTATGATACCCCTATTACAAACTATCCTGACGACTTCGTGCAGGGCTGTCTGATAGGCGCTTGGGAGCAAATGCTACCGCTTATCAGAGAAAATCAGAAAGTGCCATTTTAAAAGGAGGACAACACTATGGATAATTTTATGGAATACGGCTGGGAAGATGAGATAGTCAACGAGGGTGGGGACTTTGTCCTGCTCCCTGAGGGGGACTATGACTTCACCGTTGCAAAGTACGAACGTGCAAGACACGAGGGGTCGGCAAAAGTACCGTCCTGCAATATGGCAAAGGTCACATTCACCATTTGGGGTGCAGAGGACAGCGTGGAGATAACAGAGAACTTCTTCCTTTGCAACAAGTTTGAGTGGAAACTCTCAGCACTTTTCTTGGCTCTCGGTCTGAAAAAACACGGTGAACCGCTGAAAATGAACTGGAACGCTATCACAGGCAAAAAGGGCAAGTGTCACGTCTACGTTGACAACTACAAGAACAAGGACGGTGAGGATAGGCAGTCCAACAAGATAAAGAAGCTCTATGCCTATGACGAGAATGTGACTACTGTTCAGCCTGCTCAGACGCAGACACCACAGTATAGTCAGCCTGCTCAGACAGGTGGCTGGAAAGCCGGTGCGTTCTGATGATGAATTTAAGACCATATCAAAACGAGGCTAAGCTTGCTATACTCGAACAATGGTCTGAGGGAATAAACAAGGTCCTTGCAGTTCTGCCGACAGGAACGGGAAAGACAATACTTTTCTCGGCTGTTACGGAAGAATGTGTGCGGCAGGGTAAGCGTGTGCTTATCCTTGCCCACAGGGGCGAGCTGCTCGATCAGGCGGCAGACAAGCTTATGAAGTCAACAGGGCTTGGCTGTGCCACCGAGAAAGCAGAGCAAAGCTGTTTAGGCTCTTGGTATCGTGTGGTAGTAGGCTCAGTTCAGACCCTTATGCGTGAGAAAAGGCTCAAAGGCTTTTCGGAAAATTACTTCGATACCATTATCATTGACGAGGCTCATCACGCTATCTCAGACGGCTATCAGAGAGTGCTTGACCATTTTCCAAAGGCTCAGGTGCTTGGTGTGACGGCTACACCTGACAGGGGCGATATGAAGAACTTAGGCTCGGTGTTCGACAGCCTTGCATATGAATACACCCTGCCGCAGGCTATCAAAGAGGGCTATCTTTCACCTATCAAGGCTATCACCATACCGCTGAAACTTGACCTTTCGGGAGTATCAACTCAGGCAGGAGATTTCAAGGCAAGTGATATCGACACGGCACTTGACCCTTATCTTTATCAGATAGCTGATGAAATGCTCAAATACTGTAAGAAACGCAAGACAGTTGTGTTCCTGCCGCTTGTCAAGACCTCTCAGAAGTTCCGTGATATCCTTATCAGCAAAGGGTTCAACGCCGCTGAGGTCAACGGAGAAAGCACAAACAGAGCGGAGATATTAGAAGCTTTCGACAAGGGCGAATACAACGTGCTGTGCAACTCAATGCTCCTCACAGAGGGCTGGGACTGTCCGTCAGTTGACTGCGTTATCGTGCTAAGACCAACAAAAGTGCGTGGGCTTTACTGTCAAATGGTAGGCAGAGGCACAAGGCTCTGCGAGGGCAAGAGCGAGCTTTTACTGCTGGACTTCCTGTGGCACACAGAACGCCACGAGCTTTGCAGACCTGCACACCTTATCTGTCAGAACGAAGAAGTCGCCGAGAAAATGACCGAAAACCTTGCCAACGAGGCAGGCTGTGCGGTGGATATCGAAGAAGCCGAAAAGCAGGCAAGCGAGGACGTTGTGGCACAGCGTGAAGAGTCTTTGGCAAAGCAGCTCAAAGAAATGAAAACACGCAAGCGAAAGCTCGTTGACCCTTTGCAGTATGAAATGTCAATACAGGCTGAGGACTTGTCCTCTTACGTTCCTGCTTTTGGCTGGGAGTGTGCTCCTGCTACCGACAAGCAGAAAGCAAAGCTTGAAAAGCTGGGCATTTTCCCTGACGATATAGACAACGCAGGCAAGGCAAAGCTTATCCTTGACCGGCTTGAAAAGCGCCGCAATGCAGGACTTACCACACCAAAGCAGATAAGGCTGCTTGAAAGCAAGGGCTTTGAACACGTCGGCTCATGGAGCTTTGACAGCGCAAGCAGGATGATAGCCCGTATTTCTGCCAATGGTTGGAGAGTGCCGAGAGATATCGACCCGAAAACATACACACCTGAGAACTAAGGAGAAGTGAATGGATAACACAAATTTGATTAAAATGCTTGAATACATAGACCCTGCAAGCTGTGATTATCAGGAATGGGTCAACGTGGGAATGGCTCTCAAACACGAGGGCTATTCCGTGAACGATTGGGACAGTTGGTCGAGGTCAGACAGCCGTTATCACAGCGGTGAGTGTGAACACAAGTGGCAAGGCTTTAACGGCAATGCTCAGCCCGTGACCGCAGGAACTATCGTACAAATGGCAAAGGAAAGAGGATACAGCCCCAATGAGTTTAAGGCATACGATTGGGACGGCGAGATAGTCGCAGAGGAAGGTGGTCCCCTTGTAAACGGCGGTGAGGGCATACCGATCACCGAGCCTGCCCAATGGGATCCTGTCAAGGAGATAGTCACATATCTTGAAACGCTCTTTGAGGCAGGAGAGAACGTGGGCTATGTTACGCAAACGTGGGAGACAGAAAAGGACGGCAAGACCAGGTATCTGCCCACAAAGGGGTGCTGTGACAGGACGGCAGGGGAGCTTATCAAGAGGCTTGGCGAATGTAACGGCGACATTGGTGCGGTGTTTGGCGACTACAAGGAAGAAGCCGGAGCGTGGATCCGCTTCAATCCTCTTGACGGCAAGGGCGTAAAGAACGAGAATGTAACAGACTACCGCTATGCTCTTGTTGAAAGCGACAGTATGCCAATAGAACAGCAGAACGCTGTAATGAGAGAGCTTGAACTTCCTATCGCTGTGCTTGTATACAGCGGCGGAAAGAGCGTTCACGCTATCGTCAAGATAGACGCTCCCAACTATGATGAATACCGCAGGCGTGTTGATTTTCTTTACAAAGTCTGCAAGGAAAGCGGTCTTGACATAGACAAACAAAACCGCAATCCCTCACGTCTTAGCCGTATGCCTGGTGTGATGAGAAACGGCAAGAAACAGTTCATCATTGACAAGAACATAGGCAAAGAAAGCTTTTCGGAATGGAAAGATTACATAGAGAGTATCAATGATGATCTCCCCGACCCTGAGAGCCTGAGTGCTGAGTGGGATAACCTGCCTGAGCTTGCACCACCACTTATTGACGGTGTTCTCAGACAGGGCCACAAAATGCTCATTGCAGGTCCGTCAAAGGCAGGCAAGTCTTATGCACTTATAGAGATGTGCGTGGCGATAGCTGAGGGGGTCAAGTGGTTTGGCTGGCAATGCACCAAAGGAAAGATACTATACGTCAACCTAGAGCTTGACAGAGCATCTTGTCTGCACCGTTTCAAGGACGTGTACACCGCAATGCACCTAGAGCCTGATAACCTCAACAGCATAGACATATGGAACTTGCGAGGTCACAGTGTACCAATGGACAAGCTTGCACCAAAGCTTATACGCCGAGCAAGCAAGAAGAATTACATTGCCGTGATAATAGACCCTATCTACAAGGTCATAACAGGCGACGAGAACTCAGCAGACCAAATGGCGCACTTCTGCAACCAGTTTGACAAGGTGTGCACAGAGCTTGGCTGTGCGGTCATATACTGCCACCACCACTCAAAGGGAGCGCAGGGCGGTAAGCGTTCAATGGACAGAGCCAGCGGTTCAGGAGTATTCGCCCGTGACCCTGACGCACTTCTTGACCTTTCAGAGCTTGACATCTCAGACAGCCTTTACAAACAGCAGGAGGACGAAACTGTTTGCCGTATCTGCGAGAACTGGATGAGGAGATTTTACAGAAATACTGATGAGCTTTGCTCACAGGACGATCTTGTTACGCCGTCAAAAATGCTTGAGATAACACACAAGTACCTGCACCCGAACTCATACAAGCTTATGATGACCGACATAGACAAGGCCAAGCTTGCGGTAAGAAACCGCACGGCATGGCGTATAGAGGGTACTCTGAGAGAGTTCCCGAAATTTGCTCCCCTCAATATGTGGTTTGATTATCCTGTTCACAGAGAGGATACTGTTGGCGTGCTTAAAGACTGCGAGGTAGAGGACATCACACCAAATTGGAAAAAGAATTTCAGCAAGAAAAAGACCAATGAAGACCGCAGCAAGGAGCGCAAGGAGAGCATTGAAACAGCTTTCAGCGGTGTGCAGGAGAACGGCAAGTGCCGCATTTCTGAGCTGGCGGAGTACATAGGAAAGAGCGAAAAGACCGTTGGAAGATACCTCAAAGAGCATGGTGGCTTTTGGATAGAAGAGGGAGAATGCGGCTTAAAAGCTCAGTAGACAGACAAGACAAAATCGAATTTTTGAACTTTAGACAGACAGAAAAAAATCGAAAAAGTGTCAGGACAAAATCGAACTTTTTTCTTGTCGGACAATATCGAAAATTACCGAGTTTGTCGGACGGACAGACAAACATATATTACTACGTAATATATATCTTGTCCGCTAGAAACAGCGGACAAGAATATTACTAGCAGTAATACCCGACTGCACGAGAGGAGCAGATAACAATGACTGAATTTTTTATGGCAATGATACCGCCGACGGCTACGGCTCAGGAACACAAGGTGGCAGTGAGAAACGGCAAGCCGATATTTTATGACCCACCCGATGTCAAGGCGGCAAAAGAAAAGCTCACGGCAAATCTTGCAAGGCACAGACCGCCTGAAAAATACATCTGTGGGATAAGGTTGGTAACAAAGTGGCTGTTTCCAAATGACGGCAAGCACAAGGACGGAGAGTACAAGATCAGCAAGCCTGACACGGATAACTTGCAGAAGATGTTCAAGGACTGTATGACAAAGCTTGACTTCTGGACAGACGATCAGCTTGTGGCGAGCGAGATATGCGAGAAGTTCTGGGCGAACACGCCTGGCATTTATGTGAGGATAGAGGAGCTATGACGATACACGAAGTAAAGAAAAGTCTTGGACGCAGGGTAAGCTACAACGGCTCTGATTGCTACGAACTGACAGGGTGCATTATCCGCAAGAGCAGTAAGACAGGTCAGTTCTTCTATCAGGCAGAGATCGCTGACAAGACTTGTGGCAATACGTTGGTGTATTGTAGTCTGGAAGAGTTGAGGTGTGAGAATGAAACACACTGACCACACCCTCTGTTGGCACTGCCGCCACGCAGTACCGACAAAGGATAAGATAACAGGAGAATACCTCACAGGCTGTGCATGGTCCATAGACCGCAGACCGGTTGAGGGTTGGAGGACGTGTCAGCACAGAATGTATGAGGCGCAAAAGGGTGGTATGATACATTCGTATACGGTGACTGAGTGCCCTGAATTTGAGGAGGGATAAAAGTGAAAAGCTATGAGGAGCGTACCAAAGACAATGAACAGAAGATAGCAGCTTTCCAAACTAAGCAGAAAATGCCGTATGAGTTCAAGGTCAAATACGCTGAGGTCAGAGTAAGGGAGTTCATTCGTGAATGTGACAAAAGAAATCTGAATACGCACATATCGGTAGGCGGACTTGACAGCATAACGCTTTTGAAATTTATACATGATTACTGTGGTTTCAGTTATGTTCCAGGTGTATCGGTATCTAGTCTTGAAGACAAATCTATTCAGCAGATACACGAGCAACTTGGTGTGATAAAGTTAAGCCCATACAAGTCAAAAATAGATATCATACGGGAATATGGTTTTCCTGTACTATCAAAAGAAACAGCCGCAAAAATAGAACTGCTTGCACACCCTACGGACAAGAACAAGACAGTTCGTCACGCTATCATAACGGGTGAAACGGGAGAGTATGGCGGTTTTCGCAAGCATACAAGAATGCAGCTTTCTCAGCGCTGGCTTGAACTGTTTGGCGGTTACGAAAATGAAAACGAGGGTGTTGACTACAAGATACCGCCGTTTAAGGTATCATCACAATGCTGTTTCTGGATGAAAGAAAAGCCGTGTGATGATTGGGCAAAGCAACACAAGAGCGTGCCGTTCTTAGGACTTATGGCAAGTGAGGGCGGCAGACGTGAAAAATCGCTAATGCTTAACGGCTGCAATTACTTTGGCAAAAGCACGATACGTTCAGCACCATTTGCCATATTTACAAGGCAGGACTTGCTACAACTTGCACTTGACCTGAATGTGCCTGTGCCTACAATCTATGGCGAGATAAAACGTGACTTTGACGGAAAGCTTTGCACAACAAAGGCTCAGCGTACAGGCTGCTCAATGTGCGGTTTCGGCATACATATGGAACAGCGCCCTCACCGATTTGACAGGCTTCGTGAAAGAAATGAAAAAGAGTGGGATTTCTGGATGAACAAGTGTTGTGAAGATGCTGACGGCACAAAGTACGGCTGGGGAAGAGTTCTTGACTATATCGGCGTTGAATGGCGTGACAGAGTATTTGACATGAAAAATAACCAGCTTAGCTTGTTGGATATCGAGGAGGCAAAAAAAAATGAAAACACATAATCTGAAACTTAGCATAGAATTTTGTGACGCTGTTCTGAGAGGTGAGAAAACTTTCGAGGTCAGAAAGAATGACAGAGGTTTTCAGACAGGAGATCTGATAAGATTTATACCGACTGACGGAACGTCTTATCGTAGCTCAGACGGCACAGTAAGAGAACACGCAAAACATGAGATATCGGGACATACATACAAGATAACATATATCCTCAACGGCTGGGGAATAAAGAACGGGTATGTTGTGCTGGGAATAAGAGAGGAGATAGCCTATGGAAATAAACGACCTAATGACCATGCCACGCCTGAAAGCCTACCGCAGGAACGCCTCAGCCATTGAGGACATCAAGGCAGAGCTTTCAGGCAAGTACGTTGCCGACAGTATCAGCGTATGCACTCCGCCGTCCTACACACCACACAGCACACGCATAGACGGCTTTCTGCCAAGCGGCGATACACTTTCACTGCTGTGCGAGCAGGCACGGCTAGAGCGTGAGCAGAGGGCTGTGGAGGAGTTTATCAAGGGAATAGAGGATAGACAGATGAGAAAGATATTTGTACTCAGGTTTGTAAAAGGATTGACTTGGATACAGATAGGACACAGGGTCGGAGGTACAGCGGACGGCTGTAGAATGGCGGTCAAAAGATTTTTGCAAAATGCTTAAACTTGTTCGCTCTGTTCGTTTTACTTATGTTATAATTTAAACTGAGGAAAGTGTAGATGTACCTCAGACTTGTACTTTCATTGAAGTCACCTCCAATTTTCTAAGCCCCGTAAGGGGCTTATGCAGAACGTGAGTGCATGAGCTTGCGTTCTGTTCCATACGGTCAGTTGGTTTTCCGACAAAGCCAACAACATAATGTTTGAATCGCCGCCAAGCTTTCGGGCTTCGGGCGGTGTATGCAGGTCGAGAGCGTGCCAGCTCAACATCTGCTCCACCATTTACAAAACTCCTTATAATATTTTCACAAGGGCGGCTGCATTTTGCGGTCGCTTTTGCGTTGAGAAGGTGACCTTATGCCTATACCAAGACCAGACCGAAGCGGTTCACATCAACAGCAGTTCCGTATCAACAAGAAAAAGATATACGCTACCCAAACAGTTTGCGGTATCTGCGGTAAGCCTGTTGATTTTTCCTTGAAGTATCCTCACCCGCTGTCAGCTTGCATTGATCATATCATACCTATCGCAAAAGGCGGCCATCCTTCGGACATTTCAAACTTGCAGTTGGCGCATTGGTGCTGTAATCGCCAGAAATCTGACAAATTGGTGGAAAAACAGGTGTTTGATCAGTCTCTCGACCTGATTTCCAACCGAATTTTACCACAATGTTACGATTGGAAGAATTTTTAACAAATCATTGACAATATGGGGGGTATGCCCCCTTTTGAGGTCAAAAAAGACCTTCACCGCCGCACTGCTTATATTTCTCGCAGGATTGAAATAACTGGAAAGGATATACAAAATGAGCGAATACAAAGGCATGGCATATTTGAAAAAGAAGCTTTCTTCAAAGGCTTCGAGGGTCAATGTGCGCTATGACTACTATCACATGAAGAACGGCCTTACTGACATGGGCAAAATGATACCACCAAGCTATAACTGGATGCGTCCTGTGCTAGGCTGGTGTGCGAAGGCTGTTGATACCCTTGCGGACAGAATAGTATTTGACAGTTTCGAGGACAACAGTTTCTATGTCAACGAGATATTTGACAACAATAATCGTGACGTGTTTTTTGATTCTGCTATTCTCTCAGCGTTGGTGTCCTCCTGCTGTTTTGTGTATATTTCGACTGATGAAACAGGTTATCCACGCTTGCAGGTCATTGACGGTAGTAACGCTACTGGCATTATTGACCCTATCACAAATATGCTCCGTGAGGGCTATGCAGTGCTTGACAGAGACAATAACTTCAACCCCACCATTGAAGCCTACTTCACTGCCGAGCAGACAGAGATATATCGCAGAGGCTATGACGTTGAGATCTATGACAATCCTGCGCCTTACCCTCTGCTTGTGCCTATCATATACCGCCCTGACGCTGTTCGTCCTTTCGGTCACAGCAGGATATCAAGGGCGTGCATGGAGCTTGTGCAAGAGGCTATGAGAACGCTCAGGCGGTCGGAAGTATCAGCCGAGTTTTACAGTTTCCCACAAAAATATATACTCGGCCTTTCAGATGATGCCGAGAAAATGGACAAATGGGGTGCAACAATGTCCTCACTGCTGACTATCACCAAAGATGATGACGGCGGTAATCCTACGGTCGGACAGTTTCAGCAGCAGTCCATGTCACCATACTCTGAGCAGCTTAAATCTATAGCTTCGTTGTTCGCCGGAGAAACAGGGCTGACCCTTGATGACCTGGGCTTCGCAACGTCCAACCCTGCCAGCTGTGAAGCAATCAGAGCAGCGCACGAAAATCTCAGGCTTACCGCACGCAAGGCGCAGAGGACGTTCGGTAGTGGTTTTCTAAACGTGGCGTATCTTGCCGCCTGCGTTCGTGATAACACGGCCTATATGCGCTATGCTTTCAGTGACATCAAACCGCAGTGGCTTCCTATTTTTGAACCTGACTCTGCCGCACTCTCGGGTGTGGGCGATGCTATCTTGAAGATAAATCAGGCTGTTCCTGACTATCTGGGCGCAAAGGGCATCCGTCAGCTCACAGGCATAGAGGGCGAAAACAATGGCTGATATCGGTGCAGAACTGCTTGAAAAAATTCGCACTGAGTTTCAAAAGACGTGCAAGGCCGACAAGTACATTCAATCTGTCTTGAAGAAAATAGATGGCGGCACTGCAAAAATGGAAGAAATCGCCCTGCTATCGAAACAGCTCGGGTTTAGAGCCTCTCAGGCTATCGGTGCACACGTCAACATAGCGGTTTTGCCTGACGGCAAGATGTACTACAACATCGCCGATACCATACTCACGGGCGTGCTCAAGGACAACTACGATGTTATAAACTCCGCTGCCGCAGAATGCCAAAAGGCACTTGACAGCCAAGCAGGCATAAACATCACACCTCAGCAGGCTGAATTCCCTACGGAACGTGTACAGGCGGTAGTCAATGCGGCTTCTGTACCAGATATTGCGGAAGATAAGATGATACGCCGAATGACAGCTCCGGCGCAGAACATCACTGAGAGTTTTTACAACGATTATGTTCAAAAAAACGTGAAGTTTCGTTCTGATGCAGGACTGGACTGCTACATCATTCGCAACGATCATGGCGGTTGTTGTGAGTGGTGCTCAAAACTGGCAGGCAAATATCACTATCCCGAAGATGTTCCGAAAGATGTTTACCGCAGGCACGATAACTGCGGCTGTACCGTTACATACCTCAACGGCAGAAAGGCACAAAACGTGTGGAGCAAGGCAAAGTGGAACGTTTCTGACGATGAATTTGAACGTATGAAAAAAGCTGGGGCCAGAGAGCCTGTCAGACTTGTTGACAAGTCGGGCAAAAGTGGTATAATGAAGAGAGTAGAAGAAACAAATAATTATGATGAACTTGAAAAATATTTGAGCAGCAAATACAACATTACAACCGACGACAGCGTAAAGCAGCTTGACTTTAAAACTGTTCGTGAAACTTTAAAAGGTATCGAAAGTGTATTTGACGATTTTCCAGAACTTAGTGATAATATAAAGAAAATAGGTACTGGCAAACATGGAGTTATGTGCTGTTCAGGTGAAGAGATCAAATTTAATCCGAAATACTATAAAGACGTATCCGAATTTAAAAAGATGTGTGAAAATTCTTCTGCAAAAGGTTGGTGGCCGCCAAACAGTTCACCTGCGTCGATTGGCGTTCATGAAACAGGTCATGCAGTTGAATGGCTATTGCTTTCAAAAAGTAATTTTGATTATCCGTGGCAAAAATTATATGCTTGGAATCGTGGAGATATGTCAGGCGGTATAGTATCTAAAGCCGTTAAGAACATCAAAAAGATATCGTACGGAAAAGGTAAAAAGCAGTCTGAATTGATGAGCGCAGTTTCGAGATATGGAGCAACTAAAAAGCAAGAATGCTTTGCAGAGGCATTCGCTGACTGTTTTTCTAATGGTGAATCGGCAAATCCACTTTCGCAAGAAATAGTTAAGCTAGCTAAAGAAAAATATATTAGTTTAAAAGGAACGTGATAATATGAGAGAGATGCCAAAATGGTTGGACTATGCGGAATTTGATGATGACGGATTATGCGGCATATCCCCAAATGCACCGGACGAAGTAAAGAAAGCTTACGAAGATTATTTAGCTGAAGAAGAAGAGGCTAAATCAGAAGGCATAAAAATTTAATATGCTTTACCGCTTGACTAAGGTCGGGCGGTATTTTTATACCCAAAAATCAGAAAGGACGGATATTATGGCACTTGACCGGGATACAATATGGCAGCTGCGGAGAGCTAAGAGTGATATTGAGAACATCAGAGCTGAAATTCAGAAGATAAAGGATAATGCTGATTATGTTGCGGCACTGATACGCTGTGAAAGGTCATTGAGTATAGTTTTATCCAATGCTGAAAAGGTCAAATCGATAAAGTAAATATCAAACTAAGCACCTTAACGGGTGCTTTTTTAGTACCCGAAAGAGGAGGTAATCCACTATTGAGAATAAGAGAGTCGGCAGGCAGACCCCCACCATATCGGTAGTGTTGCCATATGAGCAGACCAAAGGCGATGAGGCTATCGCAATGTACAACAAATCGGGGCGCACCGCACAGGAGTGGCAGGAACTTATGCTTTATGACATCATGGCGGTGGACGATGAGGGATTGTGGAAGCACATGAAGTTTGGCTGGTCGATACCAAGACGTAACGGCAAGTCGGAGCTGCTTATTATGCGTGCTATCTATGGTCTGCAAAATGGTGAGCGTGTCCTTTACACCGCCCACCGAACTACAACGTCACACTCGGCATGGGAGAAAATCATCGACCGTATCACAAAAATGGGTTTTCTTGAAAAAGAGGACTTCAAAACTGCAAAGCAGTTTGGTCTTGAGTGCATCAAGTGGCTCAAGGGTGATGGAATTATTAATTTCCGCACACGTTCATCAAAGGGCGGACTTGGTGAAGGCTATGACCTGCTTGTCATCGACGAGGCACAGGAATACACCACCGACCAAGAAACAGCCCTAAAATATGTCGTTACAGACAGCCAAAATCCTCAAACGTTGATGTGTGGAACACCTCCAACAATGGTGTCTGCCGGCACGGTTTTCACAAAATACCGACAGAAGACAATATCGGGAAAAGGCGGTGACGACGGCTGGGCTGAATGGTCCGTGCCAAAGCTCACAAACGCACATGACCCTGAGCTTTGGTATGCCACTAATCCGTCTTTAGGCACTATCCTCACGGAGCGAAAGATACGCTCAGAACTTGGCGACCCGAAAGACGATCAGGTTGACGATAACATCCAGCGTTTAGGTTTATGGCTGACCTATAATCAGAAATCGGCTATCAGCAAAGGTGAGTGGCAGGCACTTTGTATCGCAGGCAAGCCCGATATCAGCAGAGAGCTGTTTTTCGGCATTAAGTATGCAAAAGTCACAGATAATGTATCTTTGGCTGTCGCCGCAAAGACAGCGGACGGCAAGATATTTGTAGAGGCTATAGACTGCCGACCTGTGCGAGAGGGAAACGATTGGATAATCGCATATCTGCGCAATCCCCATATGCGTGAAACTGTCATTGACGGAGCAAACGGACAGTCGCTTTTGGCGGCTGACATGAAGAACGCAGGTATCAAGCGCAAGCCTATCTTGCCAAAAGTCGCTGATGTGATCACCTCGTCAGCAGGCTTTGAGCGAGGAGTATTTGCACAGAATATTTGTCATGCTGACCAGCCGTCCCTTGAGCAGGTCATTGCCAACTGTGAACACAGAGCGATAAGCTCAGGCGGTGGCTTTGGCTATACCTCAATTCTTGAAGGTGCTGACATATCACTGCTTGAGGCGGTGGTGCTTGCTCACTGGGCGTGTGCAAATTCATCAGATAAGAAGAAAGTACAGAAAATAAGCTGGTAACAGTTTATTATATATCACCTACACCGCAGGGTAAAGCGGGGAAAGGAAACACTATGGCAGAATTTGAAGCTATAACAACACAGGAAGCCTTCGACAATGCGATAAAAGCAAGGCTCGACCGCAACACGGACACAGTCAAGAAACAGTTTGAGGGTTACATTTCCCCTGACGATTTCAAAACGAAGACAGCCGACCTTAACAGCAAGATCACTGACCTTACAGGCAAACTTGCGGAAAAGGATACAGCTATCGCAGACCTCACGGCTAAGAACAAGGCATACGAGACCAGCTCGGTAAAAATGAGAATTGCCCACGAAAACGGTATCCCTTATGAGCTTGCAAACAAGCTTTCGGGAGACACAGAAGAAGATATCAAGAAGGACGCTGAAACATTTGCAAAGTTTATCGGCAAAAAGCAGACAGCCCCTCTTGGTCACGCAGAACACAATCACGCAGACGGCAAGAATGCGGCATATAAGTCACTACTTGCAGGTCTTATAAAGTAAAGAAAGGAAGTAATATTTATGGCAGACGTAATTTCAAAGGGTACACTTTTCGACCCGGTACTCGTTAAGGAGCTTTTCGACAAGGTAAAGGGCAAGTCATCCCTTGCCGCACTTTGCGCTCAGACACCTATCCCCTTCAACGGTCAGAAGGAGTTCATCTTCACTATGGACGATGAGGTAGACCTTGTGGCTGAGAACGGCAAAAAGACAAGAGGTAGTGCTGCCCTTACACCTGTGAAGATAATCCCTCTCAAGGTAGAATACGGCGCAAGAATTTCAGACGAATTTCTTTACGCCAGCGATGAGGAGCAGATCAATATCCTCAGAAACTTCTCAGACGGCTTTGCGAAGAAGGTCGCAAGAGGTCTTGACATCATGGCTTTTCACGGAGTTAACCCGAGAGCAAAGACAGCTTCTACGCTTATAGGTACAAACCATTTCGACAACGGCGTAACTGTGATAAAGCAGGACGGCACGTCGCCAAAGACACCTGACGCTCTTATTGAGGAGGCTATCGCTGCGGTGCAGGACAACGAGTATGATATTTCAGGTCTTACAATGGCTCCGTCGTTTAGAGCTGACCTTGCGAAAATGGTGGATACAAGCGGCAGAAAGATCTATCCTGACCTTGCTTGGGGCAATGCACCGACTTCTATGAACGGCATTCAGACCGTGACAAACAATACAGTTTCATTCAACTCCAGCAAAGATCTTGCGATCGTTGGCGACTTTGCAACGGCGTTCAAGTGGGGCTACTCAAAGGAAATTCCGCTTAAAGTCATCGAGTACGGCGATCCTGACAACAGTGGACAGGATCTCCAGGGATACAATCAGGTATACATCAGAGCGGAGACATATCTCGGTTGGGGCATTCTTGACAAGTCTGCATTCGCTGTCATCCAGTCAGCTGCTAAGTAAGGGGGCGGCATAAATGGCGGCAGAGTACGCAACTATCGAGGACGTTATAAAACTTGGTCGAAAGCTCACGGCTGAGGAGCAGGAAAAGGCGGCGGCTCTGTTGCCTGTTGCTTGTGCAAAGCTTTCATCTGCCTGCAAGAAGTATGGCAAAGATCTTGACATTATGATAGCTGATGAGCCTGACGTTGAACTTGTGGCAAAAGATATCATAGTTCGTGCCACGCTGAGAGCTGTAGACACCATTGCGGACAGCTCTCCTGCGACTTCGCAGGCTTCACAATCGGCTATGGGCTATTCAGTTTCAATGACATATCTCAACGCAGGACAGCAGCTGTATTTCCTCAGGAACGAGCTGAAAGAACTGGGCGTTATGCGGCAGAGATATGGTGCAATGGAGGTATATGATGTATGAGATTAAATATCAAAGGCATACCTGTTAAGCTTTCTGTAAGAACGCAGAAAGGCATTGACGACTTTAACAGACCGATATACGAAACTTCGCAGGAGGTTGTTGAAAACGTGCTTGTGGGCGAGCCGTCCGCAGAGGACGTTGTAAACGAGCTTAACTTATCGGGTAAACGCATAGCTTACACTCTTGCAATACCAAAAGGAGATACACACGTTTGGGAAGACACAGAAGTCGAGTTCTTCGGCAGAAAATTCCGCACCATAGGTCTTCCGACAGAGGGCATTGAAGAAAATTTGCCGCTCAGTTGGAATAAGAAGGTAAAGGTGGAACGCTATGAGTAAGGTTAAGATAGAGCTTGACCACAACGCAGTTGCGGCTTTTCTCTGCTCTGCACCTGTTGAAAGCATGGTCAAGGGATATGCTGACAGAGCCGTTCAAAGGCTTGGCACGGGGCATAAAGCGTATACTATCACATGGACAAGATACCCGAAAATGCGCCGTAAGGTCGCTATCGTCAAGGCTAAAACCAAGAAGGCTCAGCGTGCTAATCTTAGAAATAACACACTTTTAAAGGCGGTGCTTGGCAAGTGATAGAAAAGATAATTCTTGACTGGCTGGGAGCAAAGCTTGACGTTTCGGCTTATCTTGAAGAACCTAAAAACCCACCAAAAGAGTATGTGCTTATCGACAAACTAGGCTCGGCAGAGAATGATTTTATCACATCTGCCACAATAGCCGTTCAGAGCTACTCAGCGAGCCTATACGGAGCGGCAGAACTTAACGCAAAAGTTAAAAAGGCTATGTCTGAAAGCGTGTCACAGGGCGATATATGCCGCTGTGCGTGCACGTCAGACTACAACTATACAGACACAGAAACAAAACGATACCGCTATCAGGCGGTATTTGATATAACCTACTACGAGGAGTGATAATACTATGGCAAACAACAAAGATAACGTATCAACAGGCAAGCCAAAGGTAGGCGGAGCGGTTTTCACAGCGGTCACAGGATCTACACTGCCGACAGATGCAACAACAGCACTTGACGCAGCGTTCAAAAGTTTGGGCTACTGTTCAGAGGACGGAGTAACAAATTCTTCTGGTATTTCTACTGAAAACATCAAAGCCTGGGGCGGAGATATCGTTGACACACCGCAGACAGAAAAGACGGACACTTTCAAGGTAAAGCTGATAGAGTGTACCAATACAGATGTGCTGAAAACTGTCTACAATGGCAGCAATGTTTCGGGCGACCTTGACACTGGTCTGACTATCAAGGTAAACAGTGCCGAGCATGAAGATCAGGCGTTCGTATTCGATATGATACTGAAAAACAACGTACTGAAAAGAGTGGTGATCCCGTTCGGCAAGGTGACGGAGATATCCGACATCACCTATAAGGATAACGAGGCTATCGGCTATGAGCTGACTATCACAGCCACACCTGATGAGAACGGCAACACACACTATGAATACATGAAAAAGGGGGAGTAACCTATGCTGACAGGTAAAACAGAGAGCGGTTTTGAGTTTGAAATAGAGGAGAAGACCCTTGACGACTATGAGTTTATCGAAGCTGTCGGTAAGTGTGAACAGGGCGACCCCCTTGCATATGTCAAGGTAGTTGACGCCGCTTTGGGAAGCAAGAAGGAAAAAGCTTTCGAGAAGATAAGAGAAAAGTGCGGCTATGTATCGGCTAAAGA